AAATGGTCCTTGTGGCGTAATTTGTGTTTCTAAATTTAAATGGTCTACTCTTGCGATTTTAGAAAAATTAGGCTTACTAACATGTGTTTGAAGTAATTTAAAATTAGATTGAGATTTTTTAACTTTAGATTTAAACATTATAATATATTTATATAATAAAATTGATTAAAAAGTAAATTTAAAACTAAAACTAAATTTATAAAAATGCTTTTATTAAAACTAACTGATTTAATAAAAGTTAAGATTATTAGTCGTCCATCTAAAATATGTAAAACACCATATGTTGCTGATATAGAACTCCCAGATGGTTCTATTGTTCAAGCTCATAGTGCTTCTTTAGGATGTTGTGGTTTATGTGAAAAAGATTCTTATGTATATGCTTCTCCAATGTTAGCAAATTGTCCCCAATCTAAATCTAAAGTATGTAGTTATAAAATATATTTAGCAGATTATTATGAAGAAAAAATCGTAGCTAAAGAAAAATATATTAGTAATCAATTAATAGGTATTGACCCAAAATTAGCAGAAACATTAGTTGAAAAAGCATTAACTAGTAATTGCTTTACTACTTTACAAAATATAAAAAAACATAGACGCGAAGCAAAATTAGGTAATTCGAGATTTGATTTTATAGGTATTGATGAAAATGATAAATATTTTATATTAGAAGTAAAAAATGTGCCTTTAGCTGATTATGCTGATGTATGTAGTTCAGATAGAAAAAAAATGATAAAAAATGGAGATTTTAAAGATATTCATATAGATAATAAAATATCATATTTTCCTGATGGTTATAGAAAGAAAAAGGGGGCTGTAGTTAGTGAAAGAGCATTAAAACATATTAATGAATTAGCGGATATTACTATTTCAAAAATCATTAGACCAATTATTTGTTTTGTTATTCAGCGAACAGATAGTTCATCATTTCAAGCATCATTATTAGATCCTACATATAAAGAAGCTTTTAATGAAGCGTTAAAAAAAGGAGTAGAAGTAATAGTATTAGTTGTTTCTTGGAACGCAAATGGTGAAGCAAATTTTGTTAAATGTGATTTACCTGTTAATTTATAAAAATATATATTTAATTTTAATCCTTGAACTCCTTATTATTATAAATAAAATAAATACAAATTATAATTTGAAAGCAAAAAATAATGAATATTGAAATAGGTAATATAATTATTATTAATTCAATATTATCATATATTTTTACGCCAATATTATAATAAAGGTCTAGTGTTTTATTCGTTTTTTTTAATAAATCATATTCTAACCACTCACTAAATAGTATATCTAAAATATTATCTATTTTATCTAAAACAACATCAATTTTATTTATAGTATTATATGTTAAATTAATTATATTATTAACATCCTTAATATCATTTTTATATAATATATTATCATTATTCATAATATAACATAAAATTTATAATAATATATCACTAGATTAGTTTTTATTAGTTTTTATTAGTTTTTATTTGTTTTTATTTGTTTTTATTAGTTTTTATTAGTTTTTATTTGTTTTTATTTGTTTTTATTAGTTTTTATTAGTTTTTATTAGTTTTTATTTGTTTTTATTAGTTTTTTTTGTTATAATTTTCTAAAATAGTCTTGATTGATTTCTATAAACTTTTCAACAAATGGTTTTGGAATATTATTAAAATCAACTAATGTTCTATTTCTTATATATTTATCTTGAGCATCTTCTTTTTTTAATGCTTGTTCAAATAAATCACGATCTTCAAAATATTTCTCACAAGTTTTAGGACCACATTTCTTAAAAATTGGCATAATATTATCTGATTTATCACCTAATACAATTTTGTAAAATAGATTTTTCTCAGGATCATCAAATACTTTTTTACTATCTTTTAAATTTTTATTTTGGAAATTTATAATGTTTGTTTTATCATCAATTAATTGTAAATAATCATGATCATTCGCAATTATATAAATATGACTTTCTGGATATTTTTGCCTAATTAAATTTTTAGTAATTGCTATAATATCATCGCCTTCTAAATTAGGAAATCTCAATACTTTTTCAATTCCACATTCATGTAATAACATATTATCATTATTATATACAAATTTGAAAAATGGACCACCCATAAAAGTGTCATCATTAGTTCTGGTTTCTTTATATTGAGGATAAATATGATTTCTCCATATTTCATTTCTAGGACAATCTCTAGCAGCTATTACTTTACAAATAGTATTGTTTTTTTTTTGTTTATTTAATTTATATTTTTTCTTGAAATTTTGTATAGATTCTAAAAATGTTTTTGTAAATTTTTGTAGAAATTCTTCATTTTCAAAAGGATTATCGGGTAAAGCTTCTTCGGGTTTTGCATGTTTCCACCATTGTATAATTGCAAAATACCTATAAAATATCCAGTAACTTGTATCAATTAAAATAAATACTAAATTAGATTCGTCAAATGATTCTACATTTGCAGATGACGATGATGAACACATTGTTCGTTATAATTATTATTAATATATTTTTAATACATAATAATAATTATTATAAGTATAATAATCAATTTTACAAAAATTTCAATTCATAGTATTTATATTTATTATGAATTTTTCAAAATTTTCAAATATTACATTAAAAGTGGTTTCTATTATTTTTTTTGTTAAAAAATTTAGTTCATTTTTATTTAATAATTCAAATTTTAAAGTAAAATTTATATTTTCTTTTAATATATTATTATGTAATTTTTCTAATATATTTTCTTCAAAATCATAAGATAAAATTACTTTAGAAAATCTAACAGGATTACAATCATTTAAATTTATATTAGATCTTTTACTATATTCTTCTAATAATTTATCATTATCAAGTAAATCTTCTAATAAAATATTTACATTATTATTTGAATTACTATCATAAGATGTTCTAAACATTAAATATAATTGTCCTAAACCAATATTTTTACCGTAATTTTTCATAATTATTAAAACATCGGTATTATTAAATATAAAAACATTATCAATAATATTTGTAATTATTTCTTTTAATAATAAAAATAATTTATTTGATAATATGTTCCCAATATTAATTTTATTTGAATTTATATTATTATATATTTGTAAAATACTATATGTAACATAGTTTTCCATATTAGATATAAATATTTAATATTTATATTTAATATTTATATTTAATATTTATATTTAATAGCAATATTTATATTTATATTTATATTTAATAGCAATATTTATTTTTATCTCTCTTATTAAATAAAATTGATTTTATCAAAGTTTCAAATGGAACACTTTCACGTGAATATCCACTAATATATTCACCTAAAAAATGAGATACTGATAAACTAAAAAATGTATACATAAATATTTTTTTAAAATATGAATTATAATCATATTTTTTTGAGATATTATATATTAAAAAATAAGACATTATAAAAATATTGGTTTTAAATATATATTCTTTTGGTAATAAATGAAATGGCTCTTTTAAACCTTGGTCTTTAAAAAATTCTTTTTTTGTTTCTATATTTTCTTCAAAATGTTTTAAATATTTATCATGCATTTTATAACGTTTCATTAATATTTTTTTCAAATCTTCAGGTTTCTTTAATTTATTTAATTTTATTTCTTTACAATATAAATAAACATCAATATCGTATTTTAATAAGGTAATTAAATCTGGTATCTCTCTAGAATCATTCATTAATTTGGTATTCATCAATTTATTATCTTTTACATAAGCAATAGTAAATGTATAATATTTATTATTTTTATCAATTAAACAACTTAACCCTTTATATCTAGGTGTTAATACATATTCAAAAGGTTTTAAATTATTTGTTTTACAAAATTCTTCGCAATTTTTTATCATACTAATATCATAATTATTTTTATCAGCTATTATACCCTCAGGAGAGAAAAATATATCTCTCAAAATATTATCATTGTTAAAAGAATTTAAATTTTCTTTAATGTTATTTTCATCTTGTTTAAAAGACCTTGATACATATATATCTTCACATAAATTTCTTAACCATCCTATACCAGGCATATATTTATTTGTTATTTCTGCTATAAAATTAACTTTTTTTGGTTTTCCAACATAAGAGAACCAGAGAGCAATTAACCAATCTATTCTACCTGCGTGATTAGCCATATAAATACAATTTTTATTGTCATTTTTGTATAATTTATGATTATTATTTATATATATATTAATATTTCTCCAACTTAAAGGTGCCAAAAAAGATGGGACAACTAACCTTAATATATTATTTGTTAATATTCTATAATACTTTTTATTAATATAATATAGTGGTAAAAATAATACCATTATTATTAAAAATAACAAAATCAATATAATCATAATAGTTAATATTAAATAGGCCTTTAATGATAATAAAAAATCTTTAAAATTATCTTTAAAATTATCTTTAAAATTATCTTTAAAATTATCTTTAAAATTCATATATTAATTAATAAATATTTCTTATATAAATTATTACCAAATTATACATATTATTTTAAATTTAAAATTATAATATATATATATTATATAAGGTTTTTTCGTTTATTTATATTTAATATATGTGACTAAATTTATATAATTTTGATATGCATTTTCACGTGACATTCCTTTTATACTTAACCAAGCATCATATTTCATTTTTTTTTCAAATTCAAACATACCTGGTTTATTAATATTAATATCCCCTATAGTAGCTTGCTTATAATATTTATAAAAATCTAATTTTTCATTATCATTTATTTGAATAGTATTAGTATTAGTATTAATATTAGTATTAATATTAGTATTAACATATTTAACTGCATCATTAAATGATTCTTCTAAATTCATAATATATATAAAAAAATTATATATTTTTAAGTTTATTATTTAAAATAATTTAATTATTTAATTATTTAATTATTTAATTATTTAATTAATTAATTAATTATTTAAACCATTTTAGGCACAATTTTAGGGACAATTTCAGTTGTTCTGGTTGTTTGTGGTATTTTTTTAGATAATCCTGTAACACTTTGAGATAAACGTGATAATAAACTTCTACTTTTTTGTGTTTTTCTTCTAAAATTAGGTATTCTTAAAAAATTAAAAAAACCTCTTTTTTTTTTTACTTTTTTAGTTTTTCTACTTGAACGTGTAGTTAAAGGTACATCTTTGTTTTCTTGATATGATAATTTATTTATAGGAAATTGTCTTGTATGTTTATTTTTTATTTTACTAATTTTTTTAATAGTACGTAATTTTCTTTGTAAATCTCTAATTTGTTTTTCTGGTCTATCTTTTCTATATTGTAATTTTCTAATTTCTTTTTTTATACTCTTTTCAGTATATCTAGTCATATATATATATATATTTACAAAATAAAATAACTGGATATATAATATATTTTGTAATTATACTATAATCTAAATTATTTTTTAAATTTTTTGTAAAAATCAATATATTTTTATCTAAAGTATTTTCTTGATTTTCTTGATTTTTTTGATTTTCTTGATTTTTTTGGTTATTTAAACAATTAATATAATAAAAACTATTATTTGAGCAAATAAAATTATAAATATTTATATTATTATAAGTATCACTACTATAATCAGAACTATTTTCAAATTTTTCAACAATATTTTCATTATTTTCTATTTTAATAGAATCTAATGAATATAAATCTTTTATTGAACATGCCTTTTTTACTTTTTTATTTTCATTACATGTCTTGCTATTACATATGTTTGTCCATTCGTTATATTTTTTTATATTAGAATCATGTATTATAATCTTATTATAAATTTTTGTTCTACATATATTACTACAAAAGTTCATATCAAAACCTTTGTAAATTGTATTATATGAATTAATTTTATTATTACATACGTAACATAACATTATTAAATTTTAATAATTTGTTTATATATATTTATAAAATAATTATTATTTTAAATCAATTTTAAATGTTAAATGTTAAATGTTAAATGTTAAATGTTAAATGTTAAATGTTAAATGTTAAATGTTAAATGTTAAATGTTAAATGCTAAATGCTAAATGTCTAAACTTACAATATTTTTATCACTT